GTTTGGGGAGAGCGGATTTCATTCGGCGGCCTCCCAATCACAGCGGGCCTCGACAAGCCCATTACGCCAATCCAGCCAGGCAAACGTGCCATCGGTGTAAGGGTTGTCAGAAAAAGTCTTCTTCTCGGCGAAGGCGGCATATCCAGCCTTGAAGGCATCAGTGGCAGACGGTGAAAGCATTTTTTCCTCCGGGTTAAGTATTACCGTAGAAGTAATTATATAACCCGCAAGATAAACTGCAACCCCTCTCGATTAGATTGTTTTTATTGCCCTCATAAGGGGTCGTTATTCGATGCCGTTTCACGCCTTTCACGAACATCACGATGGGGCAGCGGATAAAGCGACCCCATGAACACCAGGACAACGAAGACAACCGCAAACACGGGAGGCAGCCATGTGACCGACAACGGGCACCCCGAGACGGCATTCCAGTTCCGCGCAGCGGCACCGGCAAGCATCGAGGCGACCGACGGCAAGGCCCAAGGCAAGCCCCGGAAGTTCGCAGGCACCCCGTACAGCGGCAACGCCATCGCGCATCGCTATTGGGGTCAAGTCGTTTTCGATCTTTCCTCGACCCGAGCCAACGAGAAGACCCCCGTGCTGGTCAATCACGATCCCGACAAGCGTTGCGGGTTCGCGGCCCTGACCATCGCCCCCGACGCCATCACGATCAGCGACGGCACGCTCATGCCGAACGAGCGCGGCATGGAAGTCGCAATGGAGAGCGACGCCGGTTTCCCGTGGCAAATGAGCGTCTTCATCCAGCCAGGGAGCATCGAGGAGTTGAAAGCCGGCACCGCAGCGACCATCAACGGCCGCACCGTCCAAGGCCCGGCAACCGTTTTCCGCAACAACCTGATCCGCGAAGTGAGCTTCACGCCGACCGGAGTCGACAACGACACCGAGGCCGCCGCCTTCTCGGCGCGCGGCGCAAGTGTTCCGCCCGCAACCACCAAGGAAACCACCATGAACGAAGACGAACTGAAGGCGAAGATCGCCGGGCTTGAGGCCAGCGTTGTTGCTGCCGAGGCCAAGGCAACCGCTGCCGAAACCGCACTGGCGGAGCACAAGCGTGCCGTGCGCGCCTCCGCCGTCAAGGAACTGTTCTCGGCCATCGGCCGCGAGCATACCGACGAGTCGGCCGCCCCCTACATGGACATGAGCGACATGGCATTTTCCGCCGTGTCCGCCGACCTCAAGGCCCGCGTGCAGGACGCCGACAAGTCGCACCTGTTCGCAGACCACGCCACCAGCGGCACCAATGCCGGCGGCACCAACGAGGGCGAAAAGAAATTTTCGCTCAACCCCATCGACGTTTATGCGGCCCGCCGGGCGCAAGGGAGCAAGTAAATGAGCGCAACCACCGAAACGTCCCGTGACGCCGAGGCAATTATCTCGGAAGGCCCGGGCACCATCAGCCGCGAGGCGATCACCGTTCTTTCCGGCCAAAACCTGGAAGCGAACACCGTCCTGGGCAAGGTCGCCATCGGTGCCGCGAGCGCGGCAGCCTACGCCGGCAACACCGGCAACGGCACGATGGGTGCCATCACCGCCGGCAAGGGTGCCGTCCCGGGTGTCTACAAGCTGACCATCATCGAGCCGGCAGCCAACGCCGGTCGATTCCAGGTCGAAAGCCCGTCCGGAGTCATCGTCGGCGTCGGCACCGTTGCGGTGGCCTTCTCCGGTGGCGGCCTGGGCTTCACGCTTGCCGACGGCGCAACCGATTTCGTGGCCGGCGACGGTTTCGATATCACCGTTGCCGCCGGCTCCGGCAAGTACAAAGCCTATGACGACGACGCCACCGACGGCAGCGACGTTGCCTGCGGCATCCTGATCCACGCCACCGACGCCACCGACGGCGACACCCTGGCCAGCGCCATCGTGCGCATGGCGGAGGTCAAGGCCGATGTGCTGGTGTGGGGAGCGGGAGTGACCACCGAGGGTGAGAAGACGGCAGCCTATGCCGACCTCGAAGCCCGCAACATTTTTGCCCGCTAACAGGAGCGCGACAACATGATGAACAAAAACCTTTTCACGCTGCAATCGCTGACCGCCTCGATTCTGGCGCTGCCGTTCCAGCCTACCCGCATCGCGCAACTCGGTTGGTTCGGCGAGTCCGGCATCAACACCCTCGACGTTGCAATCGAGGAGAAGGCCGGACAGTTGAGCCTGCTCGAAGTCAAGCCGCGCGGCGGCCCTGGCGTGCAAATGACCGCGAACAAGCGGACCGTCCGCACCTTCCGCGTGCCGCACATTCCCGAGTCGGCAACGATCATGGCCGACGAAGTGCAGGGCGTGCGCGCCTTCGGCAGCGACAACCAGGCCGAAGTCGTCCAGACCCGCATCAACGAGCGGCTCGCCTACATGAAGGCGTCGATGGACTACACGATGGAAGTTCATCGCGTGGCGGCCATCAAAGGCAACTATTACGACGTCAACGGCAACCTGACGAGTCTTTTCACGGCATTCGACGTGGCGCAGCAGACCAAGGCTGTCGGCCTGCACGCGACCAACTCGTCCGCCATCCGCGACAAGATGTTCGACGTCCGGAAAAAGATCAAGGCGGCCCTGGGCGGCACGCCTTACACCGGCCTCCGCGTGCTGTGCGGCGACGATTTTTGGTCCGCGCTGCTCGAAGACAAGGACACCAAGGCGACCTATCTCAACCAGCAGCAGGCCGCCGAGCTTCGCGGAAACCCGACCGATAGCTTCTCGGCATTCGGCGCCACCTGGGAATGGTACTCGGGCACCACCGACGCGACGCTCGGATCGGATGCCTACGCCGTCCCCGAGGGCGTGCCGGGCCTGTTCATCACCCGGTTCGGTCCGGCGGATTACATGGAGACGGTCAACACCATCGGCCTCCCGTATTACGCCAAAGGCGAGCCGCTCAAGATGAACAAGGGATGGGAAATCGAGGCGCAGAGCAACCCGCTGAACCTCTGCACCCGTCCGCGCGCCGTGATCAAGCTGACGATCTAAGCGACCACCGAGAGACGACGCCCGGCCCATCCAAAGGGCCGGGTGTTTCAAACCATGAGGCACCATGTCCTATTGCGCCAAACAAGACTTGATCGACCGGTTCGGGGAGACGGAGCTTGCTCAACTCACCGACAGGGCAAGTGCGGCAGCAATAAACGATGACGTTCTAAACCAGGCTATCGCCGACGCCGATAGTCAAATCGACCGCAAGCTGCGCGGTCGCTACACGGTCCCGGTCACGCCGGCACCGACCGAACTCAAACCGATTGCCTGCGACCTCGCCCGGTTCTACCTGTGGGGCAACGGATCCTCCGAAGTCGTTGAGACACGCTACCAGGCGGCGATGCGCGAGCTTCGAGACTACGCCACCGGGATCAACGTGCTCGACATACCCGACGACAGCGACGACACGCCGCCGCAATCGGTCGCGGTGGTGGCATCCACCGAAGTGTTCAGCGACACCACCCTGGACCTGATGCCGTGATTACCGTCCAGATCGAATCCCAGGCCGTCGACAACGCGCTCGCCGCCATTTCCCGCAAGATCGCGCACAAGCGGGACATGCTGGACGATATCGGCGCGGCCGTTGCCGAGAGCGTGCGCTATACGTTCATCGCCAGCGCGAGCCCATACGGGCGGAAGTGGGCGCCGGTCACGTCCCGGACCCTCAAGTCGAGGAGCAAGTCGAGGAGCATTGAACCGCTGCGGGACACCGGGCGCCTGATGAACAGCATCACGCACCGGGCGACCGGGAGCGAGGTCACAGTCGGAACGAACGTGATCTATGCGGCCATCCACAATTTCGGCGGGCAGATCGAGCACGCCGCCCGCAGCTTGAAGGTGCGCCTGCGGAAGACCAAAGACGGCCGGACGCAGTTCGCCAAAGACAGCCACAAGCGGGCCAGGACAGTATGGGGCGAGGCGAAGGCATGGACCGTCCGAATCCCGGCGCGGCCGTTCCTCCCGAACCAGGCATCCGGCCTGCCGAGCCAATGGGAAGACCAGGTGATCGGCATCGTTTCCCGGTTCATCCAGGCACCGAAGGCCTGACAGACCATGATCGCGGAAATAGTCGCCAAGCTCGAAGCCGAGAAGGCCGCCCTCGGGCTCAAGTGGGTTGCGGGCGCCGCTGGCTTTCAGCAGGCCGCGGAATACAACCCGACCGCCGTTCCCGCCGCGTTCGTCGTGCTGCTGGACGAAGCCCCGGGCGAGCGTCAATTCTCGGGCAACGATATCCAAAAGATCGACGTGCAGGCCGGCGTGATCTTCGCGGTGAGCAACGCATCCGACCCCAAAGGTGCCGCCGCACAGACCGACCTGAAAGCGATCCGCGACAACGTGAAAGAGTCGTTGCTCGGGTGGGTGCCGGTGACGGATTACCGGCCGCTTGAGCGCGGGCGATCAACGTTGATGGGCTTCAAAGACGGATATATGTGGTGGCAGGACATTTATCTGTCGTCGTTTTACGAGAGGAAACCATGAGCAAAAAAACAGCACCGGAACCGCCGGCGACATTCGTTGGCGACCAGCATTGGGGCAAGGGTGGTCAGTACGTCATGATCGACGGAAAGCGCGTCCCGGCACCCGAGGAACCGACCCAGGCGCCGACCAACGAAGGCGCGACCACCACCACCATCACGCAACCCGACAACGAGAGGTAAACAATCATGGCAAACCTAATCGCATCCCCCCGCGTCTTCGATAAGAAGGTCGTGGTGCTGAAAAAAGAAGTGAGCTACGGCACGGACCCGACGCCGACCGGAGCCGCGAACTGGTACGAGGCGCGCAACGTATCGCTGACCAGTTACGACGTCGAGTCGGCCGAACGCAACATCATGGAAAACTGGCTCGGCAACAGCGGCAAGGTCGTTGCCTCCAAGTGGTCGAAGTTGTCTTTCGAGATTGCAATGGCTGGCTCCGGCGCCGCTGGCACGGCACCGAAATATGCGTCGGCGCTGTTGGCAGGCGGCATGGCAGAAACCATCAGTGCCGGCGTCAGCGCGACCTATAACCTGGTTTCTTCCGCATTCAGCAGCGTCACGGCATACATGGAAATCGACGGCGTGCTCTACAAGTTCGTCGGCTGCCGCGGCAACCTGAAAGGGCGGATCAACGCCAAGGGCATCCCGGTATTCGTGGTTGAACTGGACAGCGTTTACACGGCGCCGACCGACGCGACGATCAGCGGCATCGTCAAAACCGGCTGGACCTATGAGGAGGCCGTCAACAGCGTCAACACCGGCAAAGCAACGCTCAACGCCGTCGACCTCGCGTTTTCGGCCTTCGAGTGGGACCTGGGCAACCAGTTGGCCCGCATCAACCTGCCCGGGCCGCAGGTCGAGGTCATGCTGCGCGACCGCGCACCGACCGCAAGCCTCACGGTCTTGGCGCCGCTGCTGGCCGCCTTCGACCCCTACGCGCTCGCCGACGCCGGCACCACGGTCGACCTGACGAACACGCACGGGTCGGCCGCCGGTAAGAAGGTCCAGACGGACGCCAAGGTGCGCGTCGTCGGCGTGTCGGAAACCGAGATTGAAGGCATGGCGGCATACACGCTCTCGCTCGACTTGATCCCGGTATCCGGCAACGACGAACTGACCATCACCGTCAAATAAAGGCGGACGCTATGGCACTCAAGATCAAGCGGCTCAACCATCGGGCGTGGCCGGTCACGGTCACGCTCCAGGAGAGCGACGACAACGGCGTCGTCACCGCGACCGAGCAGACATTCGTTGCCCATTTCAAGCCCGTCACCGAGGAGGAGCGCGAGGCGATCACCGCCAAAGTGAACGAGAAATATCCGCTACCGAAGGACGGGGAGCGCGACGACATGCGCGTCGTGCTGGCGCGCAACGCCGAGTATTTCTCGCACCTGGTGGTCGGGTGGGGCGACGACGTGCAGAACGAAGACGGCACGCCGACGCCATTCACCCAGGCCGCGCTCACCGCGCTAGTCACCGGTCCCGACGGGCTGGCGATCAGCCAGGCGATGGTGCGGGCAGACAACGAAATCCGCTTCGGAGTGGCGCCAGCAAAAAACTTCAAGACCTCGCCCGCGCATGGGGAAATCTCCGGCGCGGTCGAGGTGGCGACCAGCTTGCCGACGATCTGAGTTTTCTAGGGATCGCGGACCCGCGCAGGCCGGACGCCGACGAAATTGAGATATGGCCGGAGAACTGGCCGGTATGGGAAGCGTGGGGCGCCTTGGAAAACCGCTGGCGCGTGATAGCCGGCATGAACGGCGAGCGGTTGCAGGGGTTGGACATGGCGCAAGCCGAGTCGGTGCTGCGGTTGATGGGCATGAGGCGAAAAGAGCGGCAGCGGGTGTTCAAGGGTTTGCGAATCATGGAGGCCGCCGCGTTGATGCAGATATACGGGACCGCCGACCAGGCGGCGAAATAGCCGGAACCAGGGCGCGAGCATAGGCATGGGACAGAATCTGGAACTCGGCATCAAGCTCAAATTCGACGGGAAAGAGGTCGAAGGGGGGATTTCCGTCAGCCGCGAACAGTTGCGCGGATTCAAGAAGGAACTCGAGGATTCCGTCAAGCCGGCGGAA